GCTGCAATGAAAGCAATGAAAGGGTAGATCATGGTAAGTTCAGTTAGAGAAAAAGTTTGGGCAGTTGAGAAAGAAAAGAAAAGACAAAGAAGACTTGCAAAGGAGGGAATTGTAGATGCCGTTGAAGAAAGGGTCGAGCCAGAAGACAATCAGCAAGAACATTCGCAAGTTGAAGAAAGAGAAGTATCCACAGAAACAAGCGATAGCGATAGCATTGTTGAAAGCGGGAAAATCAAAGCCAAAATCAACAAGCCAAAAACGAAAAGTAAGAAAACCACAAAAAAAAAGTAGTGGTGGTATGATTAAAAAGTTTTCACCAATAGCCAAACCTCAAAGGTTTCAAGGCGTATTTTAATGGAGTTATGTCATAGATCCAGCAACCATATCACTTGCCGTAGGCGTAGCATCAAAAGCTTTTGACGCAATTAAAAAGGGATTTGCCGTAGGTCGTGATATTGAGCAAATGTCTGGAGATATTGGTAGATGGATGGGAGCTGTTTCTGATGTTGATAATGCCGAAAAACAAGCCAAAAATCCTCCCTTGTTTGGTAAATTGTTTAAAGCTGGTTCTATTGAAGAAGCCGCTCTTGCCGCTTATGCAGCCAAAAAGAAACTTGAGGAACAAAGGTACGAACTCAAGGTTTTTTTAAACATGACCTATGGTCCACAAGCCTATGATGATCTCCTCAAAATGGAAGGGCAGATCCGAAAACAACGGCAAGAAACAGTTTATAAACAACAACAATTACGTAGACAAATTGGTGAAGCAATTGGTTGGTTGATTTGTGCTCTTTTAATTGGCGGATTTGCTGTGTTGATTGCTAGCGTTTGGATTAAAAGAGCAAATGCTTATGAATACAAGCCAAAATCCTACACAAAACAACAATTATTGAACCAAGGAAAAACAGAGATAATTAAGTATACAACTTGTAGGTTAAAAAAAAGACTTACGTCAAAATATACTAAAAAAAAAGCTTGTATTTACCAAGGTGGCAACAAAACATATGAGTTGATGATTGAATCATTCTGCCCAAAGCAATATAAATGCGTATACAATCCAAATGGTCAAGAGCCAGATATAGATAAAGTTATGGAAAGTTTAAGAAGTATAGGTAAAAAATGATGGAAGAAAAGAAAAAACCAGTTAGCGTAAACATTGATGAAAATAGTTTTGAATTATCATTGAGAATACTAAGTAATGAATTTGTAGCCATAAAGATTGGTTCAACTAATTTTTCTGGTAAACTTATAGCAGGTGGTGTTTTATTATTATTTTTTACTTTGATTTTATTGGAGGGCTTTGGTTTGAATGAGCTATTAATGCAATGAACGCAGAAACAATAATTAAACTTAAAATATTACCAAGGTTCATGATGCTTGCGAGTACAATCATGTCTTGGAGATGTGCAGAATGGTTTATGGAGCTCGATGCACCCACAGCTAGTCAATCCGCTTTCGTATCAGTCGTCATGGGTGTTATGACAGGCGTTTTTGGTATATGGATGGGGCATGAACACAAGGTAGATAGCTCTAGCAATACAAATAAATGACTGTTTTCTTATTAATTTGTTATTTAAATTCAAATATTGATGACAAAATACATTTTAAAAACGTCAATGATTGTATTTTTTATGCAGAAAGACTAAATAAACAAATGATTTCTGTACCAGAAAAGGTTGAAAGTTATCAATGTATGTGTAAACTTGTATCAAAAGTTGATGTAAAAAGAGTCAAAGTTTATTAGGAGGTAGCAATGTTACAAGCTTTGATAGGTCCAGTTACTGGACTTCTAGATAAATTTATTCCAGATGCAGATCAAAAAGCGAAGCTCGCCCACGAGATAGCCACCATGTCTGAAAAACATGCTCAGGAGGCTTTGCTTGCCCAGTTAGAAATTAACAAAGCTGAGGCCGCTAGTGGTTCATTATTTAAAGGTGGGTGGCGACCCGCTGTTGGATGGGTCTGTGCGATTGCCTTCGCATATCATTTCATCCTAAAAGATTTGATTATATTTGGTGCCAGTTTTGCAGGAGCAGAACTACCAGAACTGCCTGAATTTGATATGGGTACACTTTTAACTGTTCTCGGTGGCATGCTAGGAATTGGTGGATTGCGGACATACGAGAAGCAAAAAGGTTTAACCAAATGAGTCAAGATGAGCATAGAGAGGTTGCTTTATGTTACATTCACAAAATAGCAATGCAAAAAATTGAACACGTTGAAAATGAACCAGAATTTGGAAAGCATTATTATATTGAATATAAATGTCCAATGTGCGTAACAACACTTAGGGAAGATCAATAATGGATGGTGTCAAGGTAGCACAAGTCCTATTAAAGAACATACGTCAAAGAAGAGATGAATTAACTCAATCTTTGGCGGATGGCTCGATAACTTCTATGGAAGATTATCGGTTCATAACAGGTCAAATACGAGGACTGACTTGGTGTGAGGAAGAAATAAGAGCCTCGATGAAAGGAATAGAAGATGACTAAAAAACTTTTTGTGCCAGATAGGTTTTTGGCAAAAAAACAAGTAAATCCAACCCCGCCTCCAATATCAAAAGCTTTTGGCAAAAGCGATGAACCTAACAAAAACGAAGATGACCCTTCTAAAATTGACGTTTCTGTAATTGATAGACTTCCTCAACCAACTGGTTACAGACTTTTGGTAATTCCGTATTATCCAAAAGAAAAAACCAAAGGTGGAGTTTATATACCAGACGCAACAAGAGACAGAGAATCGTTTGCAACAGTAGTTGCTTATGTGGTCAAAATGGGTCCAGACGCTTACAAAGACGAACATAAATTCCCGAATGGAGCATATTGTTCTGAGAAAGAATGGGTTCTTATGGGTAGATATGCTGGAAATAGGTTCAAAGTGGAGGGTCTTGAGCTAAGACTCATAAATGATGATAATATTATAGCAAAAATACTTGATCCCACAGATATTTCATATGTATAATGGAGAGCATAATGAACGAAGTACAAGAAAAAGTTGAAGTCTTAGAATCTGAAGAAGAAAATGTCATTGTTGACATTGAAGAGCCTATTGAAAAAAAAGAGGCAGATTCAAAAATTCCTCAAAAAGAAGAAGTAGACCGAACAGAAGTTCGCTCTGATCAATCTGAAGATGAATTAGATGAATATTCTGAAAATGTTCAGAAAAGAATTAATCAATTAACAGCCAAAAGAAAAGCCGCTTTAGAAGAAGCTGAAGCTGCTTTTAAATATGCAGAAGAGCAAAAAAGGCAGAATGAAGAGCTTCAAAAACAACTAAAACAATTAAACACTGGATACACTTCAGAATTTAGTAACAGAATAGAGGCACAGTCTGCTCAAGCAAAAAAACTTTACAAGGAGGCTTTTGATGCTGGAGATGCTGAAAAAATGTCTGAGGCTAGCGACCTTATGGCTAAACTCGCTATTGAGAACGAAAGACTCAGAATCCAAAAAGCAAGAACTGAGCAAGAAAGAACAGTTGAAAATAATGAAGGACAGAGCAACGTCCAAGAGACCCAGCCCCAAGCGAGGCAGGCCAACCAAAGACAAGAAATAGATCCAAAACTACAAGGTTGGCTTGATAAAAATACTTGGTTTGGTCAAGACATGGTAATGACAAGAGGAGCACAAGCTATACACGAGCAAATTGTTGCTGTAGATGGCTTTGATCCTGCAACTGATGATTACTATAAAGAAATTGACAAAAGAATGAGAAAAGAGTTTCCTCATAAGTTTCAGAGTGACAGAAAAGTCGCCCAGACTGTCGCACCTGCTAATGGCAAAGCCGTTAATAATAATGGGCGGAAAAAGCAAATAGAACTTACTCCTGGACAAGTTGCGTTTGCTAAAAAAATGAGAATACCTTTAGAGCAATACGCAAAAGAGGTAGCTAAAATAGATTCCAGGAAAGGAGCTTAAAATGGTGGATAGAACCAATCGAGAGTCTGCAACTCGTGAAAAACAGGAAAGATTTAAAGCATGGACACCTCCATCAAGTTTAGATGCTCCTCCAGCACCTATTGGATATAAGCATAGGTGGATAAGAGAACGTGTTATGGATTATGACGACAAAGCAAATATCCATAAACGACAAAGAGAGGGATATGAATTAGTACGTGCAGAGGATTATCCAGACGCAGATTTCCCTGTGATTGATGAAGGCAAAAATGCTGGAGTAATTGGTCAAGGAGGACTTTTATTAGCACGGATTCCAGATGAAATAGTCGAATCAAGAAATGAGTATTTCATGAATAAAACAAGTACCCAGATGGAGGCTGTTGATAGAGATTTGATGAAAGAGTCAAATCCTGCAATGCCAATATCGAAGGAAAGAAAGTCTCAAGTCGCTTTTGGTGGCAAGAGGCAAGGTTAATAAAATTCTTACTTAGGAGAGTAAAATGGCAAATAATGATGCTGCTTTTGGCATGCGTCCTGTCAAGATGATAGGGGGAGCACCCTACACTGGCGGACAAAGCCGATATAGAATCGCTGCCAATTACGGAACAAGTATTTTCCAAGGCGATATGGTTGCTCAAGTCACTGGTGGTGGCGTTGAGGTTCACGCTGATGGTGGAACAGTTCCAATAGTTGGAGTGTTTAATGGTTGTAGGTATACAGACCCTACAACTGGAAAAGAAACTTTTTCCAATTACTACCCTGCAAGCACAAATGCAACAGACATTGAAGCTTTCATTATAGATGACCCAAATGTTATCTTTGAAATTCAAGCTGACGCTGCATTTCCAGTTGCAGATTTATTAGGTAACTTTGACATTGTTTATACAAGTGCAGGCTCAACTGTAACTGGTATTTCTGGTGCAGAGTTAGACGTAGCAACAGGTGCTACCACTGCTAATCTTCCGATCAAAGCGATAGATATATCACAAGATCCAGAGAATAGCGATGTTGGCTCCGATGCGACTAATGTCTATGTTGTGATTCAAAATCACATATTTGGACAGAAGTCTGCTGGATTAGCGTAAGGGAGATTAGAGTATGGCTATATCACGAGCACAACTCCAGAAGGAGCTAGAACCAGGTCTTAACGCTTTATTCGGCATGGAATACAATCGTTACGATCAAGAGCATTTAGAAATCTATGAGACAGAAACTTCTGACAGAGCATTCGAAGAAGAAGTAATGTTATCAGGATTCGGTAACGCTCAAACAAAAGCAGAAGGTGCTGGCGTTACATTTGATGATGCAAACGAAGTGTATACTTCACGTTATACAATGGAAACAATTGCTTTAGCTTTCGCATTGACAGAAGAAGCAATGGAAGACAACTTGTATGACCAACTTGGAAGAAGATATACAAGAGCATTAGCAAGATCAATGTCACACACAAAGCAGGTAAAAGCTGCTGCTACATTAAACAATGCTTTCGATTCAAGCTTCACTGGAGGCGATGGTAAAGAGCTATGTGCTACAGATCACCCATTAGGTGGTGGTGGTACATTCAGAAATGAACCATCAACTGCAGCAGACTTGAATGAAACATCATTAGAAAATGCACTAATTGACATTTCTAATTTTGTTGATGAAAGAAACATGATTGTAGCATTAAGAGGGACTAAGTTAATTATCCCACCTGCATTACAATTTGTTGCTGACAGATTACTTGAGTCAACTTTAAGACCTGGTACTTCTGACAACGATGTTAACGCAATGAGAAATATGGGTATGTTACCAGAGGGTTATACAATTAACCACTTCTTAACAGACACAGATGCGTTTTTCATCAAGACAGATGCACCTAATGGTTTCAAGTATTTTGAGAGAACACCATTAAGTACAAGTATGGAAGCTGACTTCGATACTGGTAACATGAGATACAAAGCTAGAGAGCGTTATGCCTTTGGTTTTTCAGATCCAAGATGTGTGTTCGGATCACCAGGCGCATAAGCGAACAATTGTTCGTTTTTTATTAAGGGGTCTTTTCAGACCCCTTTTTTTTGTATATACTTAAATTACCTTGACGAAGAATTAACTTCGACAATAGCCAAGACAAGGAGACACACATGGCTAATACAACATTCTCAGGTCCTATTAGATCTGAAAGCACAATTAAAACTATTAGCAAAAATGCTACAACTGGAACTATTACAGAGGTAACAACTCTTGGTGGAGCGCCAGTTAGTTTAGATGATGCTGATCAAACTTTAGATAATGCTACTCACAGTGGTAGAATTTTACTTGTACCAGATGGAACTCAAGACAACACATATACACTTCCAGCACCTATAGCTGGATCAGTATTTAGATTTGTTTATGCTGGTGGAGCTGCTGATGGAACAGATGCTATTATTGTTACTCCAGGCAACACCAATTTCTATATTGGTCAAGTTGTTCATTTAGACACAGATGCAGATAGTGCAACTGTTTTCTCAGATGGT